ATACTCGGTTAAAGGTTTCTTGTGATTCAGACAGTAATTTTGACATTCTTTCTTTGTTTTCATTATTTAGGGTTTTGTATAATTCAGATACCAGTTTACGGTCTGATTCGGCTAGTAAGCCAACATTTCCGTCTTTTAGCTGATATCGTGATTCAACAAAAAAAGCTTCTGGTTGTTGTACTTCTTCCGTTACCGGAGTAACAGAAACGGGCAGTACTTGTGCGACTTGTTCTAATAAATTTTTAGTTTCTTCTCGGTATAATTTTTCCATCAAAACAGAAGATCTTTCTCTTAATTCTTCACTTAATACTGTGTTGAATTGAGAATTTTTACCTCTAAGAATCATATCCACAAGTCTCTGGGGGGTGTTCATTGTTGTTGTTCCGGTGGTTCTTCTTGTTGTTCTTCTTCTGGTTGCTCTCCAGCCAACATTTGTTGATACTGTTGCATTTCCTGAGCTTCTATTTGTTTTTGCATCTCTCTATTTATTTGTGCATCAATTTCTAGAATATCCTCATCGGTTTGTTTCAGGAAGTATTTTCGTACATATTCACCAGAAAAGAATTTACCAATGTAAGGAGTTACAGCAGCAATAATGTCTAGTCTTTCACGAAGAATATCGTTATCCTTTAATTCGGCAAAATAAGAGTCACGGTTAAAGGTAAATGTTATGTCTTGACATACTCGATTCCAGTCTTCTTCTGTCATTATTCCTTTAAGGATAACTTGAGTTTTTAAGATATCCAGGAATAGTGTACTGAATCGGTGTCGTAGTCTTTCAATAAATTTATTAAACTTAACTTCGTCTCTGGTGATTTCGGCTGAACGGCCCATATTAAAACCACTCTCGCCCATCATTCGTGAAAGTGGAATACCTAGTGCACGGAATAGCTTCTGTTGAAGATACAGAACATCTTCCATCTGACCTAAGTTTTGACCACCATCAAGTGTGCTGATTTCTGTACCACGACCACCTTCGCGGCGAGGCATCCAAAAATCTTCAAGCATGCTCATATGATTACGTTCATCTTTAATAGCACCAGTACTAGGATCGTAACTAATTTTGTTACGATACCTGTTCATAATTTCACGTAGATACTGTTCGGCTTTTTGTTTTGGTAAATTGCCTACGTCCACATAAAATATACGACGTTCTGGAGCACGAGAAATTCGATAAATTGCTACCGCGTCTTCAATTTGACGGAGTAAATTTAATGGTCTTACAGCTTTTTGTAAATAACCGACGACTCGTTTAGTTACTGCATCAATAATACCAGAATGTGTATACGCAACGGTATCTGGAGCAATCTTCCAACCGGCACTGGTTGTTGGATAAGCAGATTCTCTATCGGTATCAGCGTAAACAAAATACTCTTGAATACTCTTAATTGGAGAAAAGGGAGCTTGACCACCATACACTGCTTTATCTTTTTCGATCTTTCTAACTTTTTTAATCTTTACAGGATCAATAGGAACTAGCTCTACAATACCTTTTCTTAGATCGTTCTTATCAATTTTCTTGTAATAAAATATTTTAGAGTCGATATACCATCTTCTAAAAATATCTGTTGCTTTATTTGAAAAATCCATCAACTTCAGAATATGATTATATTCTGAATACATTTTAGTCTTAATTGTTTCTGATAGATTTACACGATCAAGATTTAATTTTATTGGTTTTCTATCTTGATCCAGTACGATGGCTTCGTTCACAATATCTTCAATGGCCATATCCACTTCCGGATAAAGTGCCATAGAACGGTAGTGTTGGATCATCTGGTTTTCATCACGAACAGCACCAGAAAAATCAACGAACGTACCAAATACGCCACCAGCTTTTTACCTATAGTAAATCCAAATAATTCTAATTCCATATATTCACCATTTCTTTACTATAGTATATATTCGTATAACTCTACTGTATAATTTAAACATTAAATCTTAGTGACTGTATAATGTGAGAAAAGTATGGTTACACTAAATGCACCTAATTGATTGTCCTCGTTCATGCTAAGTGGTAATTGCCCAACACCTATCGGCCAGCAATTTTTCAAAGAAAATTCTCTGATTACATCAGCACCATTAGGATTAAATTGTTGCACAGACCAGTCGGTGGCAAAATGAGTTTTTGGATCAATATTAACAGATTGGTTGGAATTGTGATTGTTTATTGCGTTGTGCCAATCGTGAAATGCTTTATAGAGTGTGTTTGCTCCAGTATCGTCTAAAATAGTAATTTCCCACGGTTTATACATACGGTCACCTGGATAATTTACAGTTCTACCTCGATAATTAATAGGAACATTTCCTAAAATTGCTTCTGGAAGAGATGCAGTTCTAATGTGAAAAGGAGTAGTTTGAGTACCAGCATTTTCTCTTCCTATATTTCCAATTACACGGAATCGATTTGTTCTGGTACCACCATTAAAAGATTTAATAAAACTGTCTATTGAATGGCAATTATCGTTTAATGACATGATTGGTCCTTATTTTAGCTAATTAAAACTTCTCCAGTAGCCGAATTTGTTACTCTGATTGTTATCGTAGTTGCTGGATAAAGTATATCGATGGCAACATCTAAAATTAACTGTCCAGCAGCAATTGTATTATCCGTATTATTAGAAGTATCACAAGTTAAAGTATAGCTAGAAATTCCATTTGTTGCTTGTATAGAAATTAAAGTAGGATTTGCCGCATTAATTACTTGTTGTCTCAGTGATGGTGTATTAATTTCAAACAAGAATTGTTGCAAAATTGTTGTTAATTCTTTCTTTAAGTAAAGAACAAGCATCATTACGTTAATTTTTGCAACAGAACTGGTTTGTGGTAGATATGATGTATTGTTAGTTAATAAGAAAGTTCCTTGTCCGGGTATCGCGGTTATTGCGTTTACACCACCACTACTAAAATAAGAAATATCAGTATCTGAGAATTTCTGTGTCACATACAGTACATTTAATATTCTACCTTTAGTATAACCTACTGGGGTTATCCATATATTCTCAGTACTTGCAGTTCTGGCAAAACAGCCAGCAACGTCTGGGCTCATAGAAGCGTCATATACTGTTGCAACACTATTATTGACGTATGTGAACTTTTTGCGGCCAGCAACACATACTACGTATTTGCTACCAGCGGTTACACCGAAATCTGTAGTAAATCCGGTATATGCAGAAGACATGTTTAATGAAGAAATGTCTTTATAATTACCAATAATTGCAACACAGTCTTGTCTAGTATTGCTAATATTTGTGGCAGCTCCAATTGAGAATGTGTTTCCACCATCAAAAACTACATCTAACTCTACTAAATTCTTATTGTGTAATGGAGTTGCAGTAATACCCAAAGTTCCTGTTGCACTATAATAAGAACCAGTGGAACCTGTACCACCAACTACACAAGAACCTCCGTATTGAAGATAATTCCAAACACTAAACCATTCGGTTGCCCAATCTCCAGTTGGGCCGCTAGTTTTGTAAGCAGAATCAGATAATCTGCCCAACCAATTATTTAATGATGTAACGGTCATTAGGCCAGTTTCAGTCTCAGAGTTACCATTAGAACCGGTTGTACCAAATTTTGGTACCAATCCTTTGAAAGAAACCATTCCCGCGTTTAGATCTTGTGGCATATTTATAGTCCTTAATTCGTTATCTGTATTTATAATTTAAGGTTTTTTTATAAAAATGCGTCTTTCTGGTCTCCTTCATCATAAGAGCTAATAAAACCAAAACTAAACCAATCGTCATCTTCTATTTTTTTAATTTCTCCCTCGAATAGCTCTTTTCTGATGTCAATATTAGTAATTTCTTTAAAATATGATTGTTTAGTAAGCCAAGAAAACAAAACTAGACACATCACCAAATCGTCTGTATGACCATCATCGGCACCGAAGCTGTTCCATTTTGCTATAAAAGATAATAATTCTTTTATTATTTCTTCGTCTTGTATTATTAATTTATCCTGTTCCACTAAACTTTTTAGAATAGAACAACCTAACTTTTTAACAATTGCTGTGGTTCTTACACCAAGTAAAGTTTCACCTTTACCAAATCCGCCGTTTAACACCATGCCAGCTCTACCTTTATTCATGCTGGTTAATAAATTGTCGTATTCTAACTCGTAATGTAAAATGTCTGCAACTTGACCGCCTATGTCGTTTACTTCCACTAACATATAAGCATTATTGTATTTTTTACCTAAAGCAGATAATATGGTTGGATAAAGCATAGGAGAAATGATATTATTTCTATATTTGGCCACAATTTTATACGGCGATTCTGTGATGTCAAAAACCACAGCAGCACTATAATCTTTTCCTTGACCTCTGGAGGTATCCACGGTCACCACGTACGCCCGATTTTCTTTAGGTTCTTCATATACAGAAAATCCTTCTTTGGATCTGGTTAATGGTGTTTTTGCGGAAAGAGTGTGGAGTTTAGATGTAGAAATTAGAGTGTTAGACGAACCGATAAAGTCGCAATCGTATTCGCTCTTAAACTTCTGCTCACCACCAGAACCACCACCTAATTGTTTAATGGTACGTTGTTTCCATTTTTCGTCTCGTAATGGACCACCTGGATATAGAGGAACTTGGCTCCAATGTACCTCTAGTGGCACGTATTCGTTCTTACCCTCTTCTCCGGCCTTCCTAGAGGCTCCCTGCCACAAGGTGTAAAACATGTTTAAACCGTTTGGGGTAGATACTATGATAACTTTGGTGGTTTGACCGGATGTAATAGTTGGATACACCGAACTAAAGAACTCGTCGGCAATATTAGCTGGAACGTGGGCAAACTCGTCCATAAAGATCACATTATAAGAACCACCGCGGACAGCAGAAGCAGAGGTTGCAGATGCCAGTACACGAGATCCGTTTTCTAGCTGAATAGAAGTCTTATTCCACTCAACAACACCGTGTTGTAACCATTTTGGAAGGTACTCGTAAGCTTCCTTTAGACGCTTCATAATTTCCATGGCGGTCTTCATTTTGTTAGCAAGAATGGCTATGTTTACATTTTGATTAAATATAAGGTAATGAACCATCCAGGCAACAGTTGTTGTGGTTTTACCGGTTTGACGAGGCAGCTTGGCAATAACGAACCGGTTATCTTGAATTGTTCTTACAATGTCTTCTTGGTAATCGTACAGCTGAAAAGATTCAAGACCTTTATCGGTGGTTACGATCTTAATGTATTTTTTAATAAAATACACCGGATCATTAGCACACTTCATGTACTCTTCAACTTGTTCTTTGGTGAATTCAATAGTAACCCCAATCTCTTTGAGATTAGGATTACCAAGATAACCTGACTTTTTTTTATACCCCATCTTCTAAAAATTTCTGGCTATTAAGAGCCTTGTTTCTGCTGCGATCTTTGTTTATCAAATCTTGCAATTCACTAGTAGAACCAACGTAAATAGAATTATTGGTCGTGTGATTAACTTTAATTTCTTCCTTTTTGATTGCTTTGGATTTTTGGTATAAATCTAGCAAGTCTTTGTTCATTTCGGATACAGTTTTCAATAGCTGTCCAAGAACTTCATATGCCCTTGGCGAATCTCCAGCCTTTGCAACTTTAAGAATTTCGTCTATCGCACAAGAACCGTTATCAATTAGTCCTTTAATGTTGTCTCGAACATAATTAAAATCAGAGTCCAAACTAACACCAGCAGGATTATCTGCTTTTTTTATTATTGGTGTTATTTCCGGACCTTTAAATTCAATACCAAGATTTTGAGAAATAATATCAGAGGATTCCATATATTAATATCTATCAAGTAATTATTGTTTCGGGTATAAATGTTATTCCATCTATATCAGTAATATTAAACTTCGCAGACGAAATTTCAGTAACATCTGCAGCTGTACTGATTTTTCCGTAAATATAAGATTTAGCAATAAACTGAAACGTACTAACAACAAATCTTCTAGTGCTAAAATCTCCCTCGTATTCTTGAGTTAAAGTTGTATTTCCAATAGAAATTGGAACGTCTATATCTTCATATAGCGAATTCATGTTTAAAGAAACAACAAACTCTGGAGAGAAATAAGGTAAAATTTGTTCCATTATTTGCAAATTTTCTTCCAAATTTCTGGTGTATACATTTACTCCAAATGCAAAATTATAAGGAACTTCGGCATAAGAAGAAGCAAAATTAGCACCAGTTTGTGTCGATAATGTTCTGTTTGTTTTATTAAATTTTCTTACAGGATCGTAAGCTAATTGTAAAAGTTCAAAAGACATTCGTGGTAATGAAATCTCAATACGAGTTTTGTCACTGATTGAACTTGGTTCTGTTAAACGTTTTATAAATTTTTCTTTTGCTGCGTATGTTAGTGGAACCGTAAATAGTCGTGCATCTCCGTTTTCGTCTGTTTGCTCTAATTGTATATTATTAAACAAACTACCAAAAGCTACTACTAATTTTCTAATTGAATTGTTTTTAAAATGGGTAAACATTAGTAGTTCCCCTCAGAGAATGGATCGGTATCGGTAAAATTAAACAGATCAAGTTTTGTTGCTTCTGTTTCTATTTCATCATTATCACCGGCAGGAGTGCTATCCTCACTATTGGTCAGGACTACATTTGTACTTTCGCCAAAATTAGATATCACGTTACATTCAATTCCGCTGTCTTTTCCTTTGAGCGTTGCTGATCCAAAAATATTTCCTGTAACATTTATTAAATCGATGAAATTATCACCGTAATTTGTCTTGAACGCCACAACACCAGTTCCTGTTGCATTTTCTTCCAAAGCATTTGCTCCAGTAAATCCATAAACTTGATACACAGTTTCTCCTGCATAATACCCATGAGATGTAATTCCAGTTATATCATTTGATATATTAAGTTCTATTGTGTACTGCCTATTTTCTGATTGTACAGCGTCGATATCTGTAGTACCAGTAGAAACGGTTTCTTGATCGTAAGTGAACAGCTCACAAGTTAAACGATAAGAGTATAGCTTTCCTAATGAATAAAATGGATTTTCGTGTTCCACAAAATTAATTTCAAAAACGGACTTAGAAAGAGGAAAATAAATCAAATCTCCTTCACGTGGCCTAGTTATTGTTGGAAAACGAGTTTGCACTTCTTGCATAAATCGTTTTTTTGAAAGCGTAAGAGTTACATTATCTTTTATTTCAATACCAAATTTACTGGCTATATCGCCTTGTCCCTGAAATCCAGAAACAGAATCAATGTACATTTCAATAGCAACAGTGCTTTTATAATTGACTTCTTTTCCTTCACCAAAAATTTTATCAGACTCAACGATATTTCTGGGAATGTAATACATTTCTCTTCCCATTGCTTTGATAATTTCAATGGTCAGATCTTCAGTTACATCCTGTTCACCTGAATAATCTTTGAAATAAGGATTAGTTGCCATATCAGCCTGTCATAAAATCGATTGGTAGTTCATAACTGCGTAGAACATCTTCTTCTATTCTTAATATCTCATTTGAAGCTTCTGCAAAAAGTTGACCGCCTCTCATGGTTACACCACCAGGAAGTTGAACACCGTCAAACTTTGATAAATTTGCACCCCATTGTCGTTTAATCAGGGCAGTAACGTAACGCTTTAAGTAACGATCATTAAAAATTTCAGTATACTTTTCAGGATCTAATGCGGCGTATGCCAAAATGCAAATAAAATCGCCAGCTTTAGTTTCTTGACCCCAATTCATATCCAGATATAATCTGTTGGTAACTTTACTAAACACAACAGCTTTTTCTGGTTGAAATAGATCTTCGATCAATTTGATGTATCGTTTAGTAGAATCATAAGACGCGAGACCTAATGCGTAAGTTCCGCTAAGATTTCTATTAATACCGAAGTAATCGGTCAAAGCTAATTGGTATCGTACGTCAAACATATTAATGTTTGTAAATTGACCAAACTGTAAAACTTTTATTACTGATACTATCTGTTTACCGGTGGGTCCGTCTACTTCATTTGGAGACGCAATATCTTCGGTATTAATATAGCGATTAGTGATGTCTGTTTCAGTTAATTGATATTTAAAAAATACCTTTTCAACACCATCAAAATGTCGTTCAGTAAAATATTGAAGAGCATCGTCTAATCGGTCTTCGCATTGTTGCCAATCAACGTTAATATCAACAACTGGAGAACCCAATTGTCGTAGGCTATACTGTATTATTGATTCTCTTGAGGTTGGTGTTGCCATAGTTCTTATGTATATTTATGGCAATTAATAATTACAAATTACGCATTATTCCAAAACTGTGCCTTCTGGTGGAGTGTGTGTATTAACGTCAATTTTTGCTACTTCCGCGTAATCAATGTTTTCTATGTAATATTTTCTACTAATTGGTTCGTTTTTTTCGTCTGGAAGACTTGGTTCGTAGTTGGTAAATCCAGGCATTTTTAATGGACACTGTAACTTGGGATAATCCAGTTTACTGTACTCTTCAGAACTGCCCATCAACCACGTTCTAGGCTTATCACCACAACCACACCCACCACAGAAGAACTTTCCTGGAGTTTCGCTTGGTTTTAAATTTTGACATGGTGGAAGTTCTGCACCGTTTCCAAAACAACTCAAAACTCTTAATTGCTTTATTGGTGTGTCTATTTTGGTATCGGAAACACCTCTAGACACTATGGCTTGTGCAAAACTTTGCACCAAACCTAATTTAGTACTGAGTATATTTTTTACTTGTTGTGGAGCTTCTTCTTTGCGAAACTGAGGATTTTGCTTATTTTTATTACAACCACATCCCATAATATAAGTCTCCTTACTGGATTATTTAGGAGAATATCAAATAAAATGTAATATTATTTTATTAAGAAGTTGGATAACTCATATACCAATTTGCAGTACCAGCATCCCAATACGCAACAATAGGAATGTATGATAATGTATCACCATTAGTTAGTACATTACCACCAGGAACAATAGTAAATCCATCTATAGGAATTATTACAATTTGGCCACTTGTTGTTAGTATAGAAGACGGAGGATTGATATTTTGAACTGCTACACTACCAGACACAAACGTAATTGGTGCAGTAATGGTTATGGTGCTAGCAGAAGCAACTGTAGGAATTGTTGTTGCATTACCTATAGGACCTGACACACCGCGTATACCTGCACTGAATTGTTGAACAGCACTAAAAGTTTGGGCAGTGTCTAGTTTTGCGACATTAGTAACAGTTCCAGCAGCACCGTTAACACTGAGAACACCAGAGTTAGTTATAGTTGGTCTTGTGGTTCCAGTAATTGATATACCAGTACCAGCAGCAACACCGGTAACACCAGTTAAAGCACCAGTGATACCATTAAAACTAGACACGTAATTTGTAAAAACAACACTTCCAGTAGATCCGTTAAAAGAAACAACACCAGTATTCGATATGGTGGCAATTCCTGCAGAAGATAAAGTAACACCTATACCTGTGCTACCAGCTATATCGTTTGCAGTAACACCATTAATCCTACTAATAATAGAATTAGTGGTATTAAACCATGTTTGAAATGTGTCATTACCTGTTAGTGAAGTTATTGGTGTTGCCATTGTTGTTTAAACCTTTTATGCCAAAGCTCTGATTAATAAACCATTCTTAAATACAATGTTTCCCGTGACGCCAATCCTGTTTGCAGTGAATATAGGAACCATGTATTCTCCACTGGCAGCAGACGCAGTAGCACCAAATCTGAGAATATCGAGTTTTAATCTGTCTGCACCACACGGCCCATTTATAATATTCATGTTGTGCGAGTCTTGTAGTGTTCTGTCTTGAGTGGTTCCAGCAGTAGAATTTGTAGTGCAGTATATTGTTATAGGCTTAACCACCATTCCATAATCGCCGGTAGTTCCTGTTGCACCAGTAAAACCACTGATAATTGTTTTTGCTGATCCGTTATAAACCCAAACACCCAGACCACCGTTAGTATTGGCGTGTTCTACTAAATACCAACCAACAGCACCAGTAGCAGTGATTGAGGTGGTGCCTGCAGAAGTTATCAAAGAAGAAGTGTAGGGAGTGCAGCCGTTCCAAGGAACAGTGCCTGCTGTCCATCCTTGGGTTGGAAGAAGATTATTTAAGGTGCTTTGAACGTATGAAATTTCTTGCATTTCATTTAGTTCTGATGCTTGTAGTGGATAACCTGCCTTGAAGGCCACCGCGTAATAATTTTTAGAAGTATCAATTTGAGATTCAACTCTGCTTCTAAAAGGGTTTTGATTGAACGGAAACCCGCCCGTAAATGGTGTTGGTATTGTCATAATTCTACTTTATTTAGTATAAATTTATGTATCGCAAGTAAACAATTCATTTGGGAACGTATACCCATTATTTGGTAGTAATTTAAAGAAATCCGAAGCTATAATTTTACCAAAAGTAACTCCCACAGAATATTGAGAAATTTCAACATCCCATGTTGGGAATTTATATGTGGGAGCTGTTAGACCAGAAATACAACCAAAGGTATTGCCTATTGTTTGGCTGGAACCTAAAGTATACCCTGTATAATTTTTTATTTTTGGTATTTCATATACCGTTATAAACGATGCGCCATCGTATTCTGTGTTAAAAATGTCTGTTCTAAAATTAAAAATATCTTTTAATCCTGCAGGATGGGTTAAAGGTCTCACAACTCCATCGTACTCGTCTTGTGATAAATCTGAACAGTTAATCACGTATGAGTAGTCTTGCCAAACATCGCCATCGTTCATTACAGAAAAATTAAGTCTGCTACCAGAAAGTTGTGTGTATGGAGGAGTACCGTTTGGAGCGTAAGTTCCGGTGGAACCTAAATTATCTCTCATCCAATCAAAATTACCACCATTTAACCTAAAAAGATATCGTTTTGGATAAGAAATTGAAACTGTGGTTGGGTCTATTCCAAACGCTTTACTTATTATTAACTTTACACTTTCTTCTGTTCCCTTTTTAGCGTAAAGATTAGTTTTTACATTACTGATAAGATTTTTAAGACCTGTTGAACTTATAATGCCATCAGTTATTGACGCTTCTGGAATCGCATTAAGGTAAGACGCGGCCACATTTTTTAATAGTTCTTCTGGAATATTTTCCAGATCAGTTAACTCTTCTAAATTAAAAAAATTCACATCAGTAATATCATTACAATTGCAAGCTAGCCAGTTGTAATATTGTTCAGTGAGAGAAATTAAAACTGAATTATTATTATTTGATAATCTTATCCATCTAGGAAATAAATTTTTTATATTTTGTGGATACTCACAAGTAATGCCTTCTAACTCTGTTTTAATAAAAAAAGAAGAAAGACTGGTTGTTGTGTTTGTATAATCTGTTGTGGTTAAACCAAAATCAGAAGCGTCTGTGTTAAGTTCGTAATTGTTGTTTTTAAATATCAGTATCATTTAATTACCCTGTTGTTATATTGGCATCAAATGATGTGGTTAGTATAAATTCGTCTTTAATTGTGGTTGAGTCTGGATATCTTGGGTATCCTGTAACATCTATAGAAGCTCCATTTGATAACACATTTTCTTTAATTACAGCATATCCATCAGAATAACTGATGTAACCTAAGTTAGTTAAACTGTTGTATAATGTAAAATCTGCAGTCACACCAACTAAAACTCCTTGAGTGGCGTTTCCTGATGCATCAAATAGAGTGGGAGAATCTGCAAGATATATTCTTTGTGAGCTGTAAGTAAGGCCGGTGGTTTTTAAAGAATTGCCGTAAGTTAAAGTACTACCAGGCAATAATTCGTTTTTAAAGTTTATTAATTTTTGACCATCGGAACCAGATATACCTAATACAAAATACAAAGAGTTTATGTTTATACTTTTAATATTAGAGTAATTAGCGTCTGCTGTTGTTTTCATATCAGCAACTCGTATATTATTATTAAATATACTAGTAGTGTTATAGTAATTTTGGATAATTCCAGTTATACCACTGACAGAATCTGAGGTACTTTTTACTATGCCAAGATTAATATATGCACTTATTGGTTGTGACTGAACGTATTCTGGTAGCGTTCCTATTATTGATTTTGTTTTCAAGAAAGATATTGCGTTTGCTGCGTTTGTAGAAGCTGCAGTAATTCCAGTATCTGAAAATGAAACAAATATTCTACCAGGTGCTGGAGGAGTGGCACTATCTCCCCCCCAAATATTTAATTGTTCTCTTGTTGTTATTGACGCTGGTAATAAACCAGATGTTAGTAATAAACTATAATAATCGTCTTCAGTTACTGCTCTTTCGCTTGCTGCAAAAATTTTAGGAGCACTAAATTTAACAGAATCTAAATCTGGTGAATCGGATCCACCAGAAGTTACAGTACTAGAAGTTACAGTGACTGCGCTGCTTGTTATAGAAGAAATATTATTAGCGGCAGATCCTGTTGGAACCAAATACGACACAGTTACTGTGTCATTTTGGGTGATTTGTTTACCGTAAGAACTGGCATAATCTGCAGCATTTTTCTTTCCAAATACTACATAAAATCCGTCAGAATTTCTTTCAACGTAAAAAACTTTACTGGTTGAATTAGGAGCAGTAGACCCATCATATTTTGTCCAAAGTTCTTCGTTTACTTTAACACTAACAGTTCTCGAATCTATATCGGTTCCTAAGAAAGAGGTTTGTTTAGTTGTGTCAACCGTTATTGGTAAATTATTTGCGGCAGAAAGAGCTTCATAAACTGTAAAAGTAGAAGTTCCACTAACAACAACGTCTTGTATGGTATAAAATTTGTAAGAGCTGCCAGTAAGATCTGTTCCTGTTAAATACGTTTTATAACCGTAAATAGTTGCTGAACCGGATACAGAAATTGTTGATGTTGCACACGTTTTGCTAGGAACCAAACCTCCAAGCATATTTGTAAGTTTTACCACATTACTTTCAATTTGTGCTGTATCTAAGAATGTTTCATTTGCAATCATGTTTGTATAATAACCATAAAATAAGGTATTATACGCAAGAACATCTAATAGAAGATTCATAGCACTTCCATTAAAATCATAATTAAATAAGATTTTAAAGAAGCTTTTATGCCATCAAAATCTAAAGATGAAATGTTTATTTTTGGGTTTGCCATGATTGTTATTGCATTTCTACTACTACGGTTTTAATTAAATTCTTATCATATATGGGGGAAAATGATACGGTTATTTGTATAGTTCCTAGTTTATTGTCTATAATATCTATATTTTGTATTACAGCTCTTGGTTCTTGTACTTGAAGTTCTCCGAGTATTTGCATTTTTATAATTTGCAACTGAAAAGGTAATAATGCAGAATACTGCAAAAAATTTGCATCGGATCCAAAATTAGAATCAAATAATTTTTCACCTTTAGTTACTGCTACTATATTTTTAATAGACTGGGCTATAGCATTTAAATCGTATTTAACACTAATATCGTTAGATAGAACGTTTAGTGTTAGATTGTAGTCTATATCGGTGTAATATTTATTTTCCATTTTTGTTATCTTTATTTATTGGTTTTATTGATTAAAAATATCGGATTTGACATCAGGACTGATGTACGGATAATCTCTCATTAAATAAAGGTACATGGAATGCTTTCCTGGTTTTATAATTCTTTCTACCTTATAAACCATCCAAGTTCCCTCGTATCTGGTTTTAAGAATTTTTGAGTTTCTGTTATCAACTGGACGATTTATTTTAATTATTTTTCCTGGTTTAATTGTAAAATCGCCATTTACTAATATTTTTATTCGTTGATACTTCAATAAAGCAACTTGGGCTTTTCTATACACCGGTGTAGTATCTGGTGTATTCCAAAAAGTAGCATTTGTTTTTGAATATTCTAAGTAGTAAGGAAAGTTTTTACCAAAAGATACAGCATCCGCTTTAGTTTTTAATGTAGCATCGGTGTCTAATATACTATTTGTGTCCGGAACATACCAGGCATTATCAGTAAAAATACCATCGCTTTTAGTTTTTCTGGAAGCGTACGGAAAGAATGAAGAGTTTACAGGAGAACCCAATCCTTCTTTTAGAGTCAATCCTTGTGTTTCTTGAAATGGACTAAATATTGCTGTTTCTTTATTTAATGAATCTGTTACAGCAAATTTACCATATTCTGTAGAACTTAAACAATTGTATGTTCCGTCTTTATTAGAATAATCAATACCACCCCAATTAATATATTCAGTATCATTAAATCCATTTTTTGTTGAAAATTCTCGTTTAATAAAATAACATTCTTCTGATTGATTTCTAGCTCGTTCTAATTCTTCTATTGTTGGTTCATCAAAAGACGGTTTTACATCCTTTAAAGGTAAAGGACAATTACAATCAGGGTATTCATTTGGACAGTTTAAATTGCTAACAGGACCCCAAATACTCATACAATCCAAATCACTGCTAACTGTAGTCGTTGTGCTAAATTTAGTTGGGAAAACAGTAAAATAGTCACGATTAGATCTGTCTTCGTATGAGAAATTTAATGATGTTATACTATTATTTAACATGTAAAATATTTATTTTAAAATTAAGCATCACAAGTATCGCAGAATCCGTCGTGAGCATTTTCTGTATCGAATAAGAATAGGTAATCTCGTTTAATTGGTAGTTTTACATCGTCTGGATCGGTTCGTGCGTTTGGATCGTCGGGATTATTTTGATCTGGAAAGTTATTAAAAGGCATATCATTAACTGCAGGTAAAATTATAGTTTGAATTGATTCTTTGGGTACAGCAGACATTTGAACAACCCTTCCTGCATAATAAAATCCATTATCAGTGGTGGTTTCTGGGAGTTGCCCATCATTTAAGAAGTTTGGACATTTATTTGAAATGACTCTAAATTTACCAACCGGTAACATTTGGGTCTTTTGGGGATATTTAGTGTAGGTTGTTAATTCTGGATTAGTATTGATATCAGCTAATATATTTGATATACCCGGATTCATTATTATTGTTTTGTCTGTACCAGATTCAAAATTATTTGGTATTCTTGAGTTTAAAATTTCATTTAAATTGTAAGCTCGATTATCTTTTGTGTTTATAGTAACTTCTTTTATTACGTTTACACCAGCAGTAGTGCCTTCAATTACATTAAGTGTTTTTTGTTTTGATATTTCTCCTCTTAAAGCCCACGGCGACTGCACAAATATAAATGGAAATTCTGATGCATCACTTCCAGTAGTTTCAAATTCTATAATTTGATTGCCACCTTTTAACATTTGTGTAATTTTATTGCTGGATCCGCTTTCTGAATTAATATATTTTTCTTGTGGCCAAATTTCTACTTCTACCCAAGAATACGACCAAATACCGCCCGAGTCTTCGCTAGTAAATAATCCAGCACCAGTAGAACCGTAAATTTTTTCGGCACCTGTTATTACAGCAAAAAAGTTGCTAGGAATAGATCGTTCACAGCACATTTTTTTTCTATAAACATCCCACATTGCTTTTTTATTTTTAAGATCTGCATACTCTTTTTGGTATTCGGATGATTGATTTTTAATATCCTTTACTAACATTAAAACAGATCCAGGGGCTTCACAGAAATCAAATTGAGATTGCCAGTACTCCTTTTCTGTGGTGTGAGTAAAGGTTTTTAACTGCCAATTAGATGTTTGTTTGGTGTTGTTATATGGTGGTGAATAAAAACCAAAAACATTATCTACAAGCTTATTAGCAAAATAGTTATCAAAAGATAACAAAGCATCTCCAGTTAGTCCATGTGGTGTGTCTTCGGTTTCAGCAACAACTGTAACTTTACCGGTTTTGCTGTCTACTCTTATACTTACTATACCTCTAGTGTCGCCTATTAAATTAATTTCTTTTTGTAAAATGCTAGTTTTAGAATTACCCTTCAAACCATTAATATCATACCATTTTTTAAAATCTATGGTGTAATTATAATTTATTGTTTTATTAGTAATACTTTGATTGATATCAACAAATCCTCTATACGGATTTGCCCAATTTGGTTTTATTCTATCGTAGGTAGAGTATAAAGCACCACTGTCTAAAAGCTGATTAGTATCACTATCATTTAATATTTCCATAGAAAACAGACCATCTTCCGAAAACTCGTCTAGTTGTGGTCTGTATGTTGGTATTGGTGTTTCTTTATCTTTTAATTGTTCTTCTACCATGCCTTCTACGCATTTAAAATTCCATTTATCTAAATCTTCCCAAAAGAAAAAATTTACTGCATTTGGATTATTAATATAGCATGCGTATTCGCAGATATAATTCATTAATTGTGATATTCTTAAATTGTTTGCATCCTTTAAATAAGGATAAAACGCAAATTCATGTTGTACAGCTATATCATTAAATGTTTCGTGGGCTGCTAATGGTTTTTTAGTAAACACACTAGCTTGTTGCATTATAAATTGCACAAATCCTTTTTCTTTATTTTTTAATTGTTCAGTAATTTTTATAGTGGAATTATACGGAGCTAAAATGGGACTCAGATTAGAACCGTCTTTTGTTGCTTTAGAGATTTTACCAACAAAATCATCAATCTTTACGTTAAAATTTCTGTAAACAAATTCATCAGAAACAAAATTTAAAGTGACTTTGGTTGGTGCACCAGAAGGACCGTGTGTTATTTTTTGTGCTAAGTTGCTTTGGGTTGTTACTTCCGTTATTCTAAAATTATATAATTTGCCGTCAAGTTCTAATCGTAACCACTCTTCGGTGCTTATATTTAATTGATCTATAGTATTGGAAGAATCTACAAAAGAAAACGAACCACTTATTGTTTCTGCAAACATATCCTCATTTAAAAAAATATCTTGTAAACCAAAATAATCGTCTCTGATTGATGATTCTCTAGGCCATAATTCAAATGCAGAACCGTCTCTTTTTTCTAGAGTGGCTTTTATTTTTATGTTTGGTGAAGATACAGCCATGATAGATGTTGTCAGATATTAATGTTTAATTGATTTACTGTTGGTAATTGTGCACTTATAGTTGTCTGTATTGTTTGAACATTAGATGCATTTAATACTTTTAATTCTAAATCGTCTTGTGTTTTTTGTTCTATAGCGTTTTTCTTTACAGTTACAAATTCATTATTTTCTGCGTTTGCGTAACCAGGTAAATATACATCCTTCCAAGCAGATCCTTGTGTTGGATCTAACAAGCTACCTCCCTCAATTATCTCTACAGTGGAATCAAAATATCGTTGTATTCCTATTAATTGATGTTGTATTGTTTGTATTGCAGAATAATTATTAATAGATGAATTGTTCAATACAGTAATAGAAGTTCCAGCTGGATCGGTGTTTCCTGTTGCACCCAATAATAAAGGTAAAACATCTGGATAATTGTATATTTTTACAAAAATTCTTTTAAAGTCTGTGTCTACTCTGTCAACAACACCAACATATTTTTTATTTGTTCCCGATTGTTTTGCTACAATATGTTCTGCACCAGAATCTATCATAGAAAAAGAACCAGAAATATTAGACGGTGTTATTTTTTGTAGTGTTAATCCAGTGAGAGTATTTTCGTATACTTTTGCAATTTTACCCCAAGTTACCATTTTTCCATCAGTGGTCAATGCGGCAGAATGATATCTTCCTGCTGAAATCTTGGAATAAGTACCAGAAGGAATACTCAATTGCCCGTCTGTAGTGGCTCCTCCACCGTAAATTGTGCCATTATCTTTCAATGCTAAAAAGTGATTATAACCCAATGCAATTGCAGTTATACCAGTAATACCTTGATCAAAACCAGTAAATAAAGAATTTTTATTTGGACCCCAACCAGTTACTCCATAATTACCGGTTATATTAATTCCTATACAATCTTGTTGTCCACAATCAATATCATAAAATGAAATACCGGATGGTGTAGTTAAACTACCAAAATAAGTAGGAGTTCCATTTGATTTTATTGCAACACCAGCAGTTAATCCTTCATTAAAAGATACTTTGGTAAATCCAGTGATTCCGCTGTATAATGAATTAAAAGTGTTGCACGATCCAAAACATGTAATTCCACCATCAGATTGTATAGCTAAGATACCTGAATTTGTAGAATCGATATAAGTACAGCCAGCTATTATTTTACTAAAATATAAACCACCATAACCATCACTAACAGTATTACTACTAAATGCAAATGTATTCCCACCCCAATAATAAATGGATCCCGCTTCAGTTAAAATGGACGTGTTAAAAGAACCACATGATATTTGTTTTATTCCTGTTATACCATCCACGATTGGATTAAAACTTTGACGATGATGTGGTTGATCCGTACCAGAATCTATGGGTATTTGACCAGCACCAAATAATCGTAATCCGTAACTAGAATCACCAGTTTCAAATAAAATAATCTGACCTGGAACTATTTGTTCAGACAAAACATTTAAATCAACACCAGTATACGCGTCGTATTTGGTGTCGGTGTACCCCGGAGACCCTGATGGTGGATTATAATTAGAAGTGTTTGCAAACTGATACACTAAACCAGGATAATCATTTTGTAATTCTATTTCTGACTTTGGATCAGTTCCTTCCCATTCTAATAATGGGTTTCTTATATTATTGGATAAAAAAGCAGCCCAATAATAATTACTTGTTTGGTATATTCTGTTTGAAAACTGATCAGGTCTTTCATCGTCTATTTTATTTTCTGTATACAAAACAGGATTTGTAGTGGTTAATTGTACATTTTTAAACACATTTAATACAGTAAATGTTCCTCCACTAAATCCGTAATCAATTGTAGAAAAGTATTGTAGCATGTTGTTTTATAGGAAAGAAGAGAATCTTTCGGATCTACTAAGTAGTCCTGTGGTACCATCGCCCAGTTGCATTGCAGGTTCTAGTTCTAAGAATTGTAATTTTATGTTCACGGCTAGTGGTGTAAAATCTGGTGTCATGAATGGGGTATGCCCAATAGGACTTCGATTTACGTCAACGCTTCGTAGCACAGAAACTAAAGGATTACCGTCCCAATACCATTTAATAGGATCTATATTGTATCCGTTTGCGAAAAAATACCATAATGGAGGATGGCCCATATTTAAAACCGACTCAGTAAATGCTGTAGGATACATGTAAGTCTGAAATGCTAATGCTATACTGTTAATAGCATCAGCTTGTGATTGACTTTTAGCCACAAGATTCATCTCAAAGTAATGAGATCTTCTAGCACCGGGGGTTAACACAGTTTCTAAATGATCGTAAGACACAATTCCCAACCCACGAGTATACGAATTATCGGTTTCTTTTCTTTTTATGTCTATTTCTCGTCTACCGAATAGTCCTTCTGTATCTGGATAATTACCAGAAACATAAGATTGGGTATTAGCAGTAGACAAAACGGTTGGATATGGGACCGATATATCCGCCACATAATTACTTAAAATATACCCTCTAGTCCTATTTTGGGAAAATGTGCTGTACGGAGCAGCTAAAAACGTCATCCAAACTGGAATTTCGGTAGCAAATATGTCGTCTGGGAAACTGTATGATGTATCTGCCATTTATAAATATATATTGAAAATTATGGCATATAAAACTAAATAC